GGAATGATGGCAAAAGAAATGTCACATGAGCAAACAGAAGAAGATAAAGAAAAAGAAGCATTACAAAAAGAAGCTGTAGAACAAAGAATTAAATCTATAGATGTACAAGAACATGTTGAAGCTCTTATGAGTGGAGAGGGTGACTTGTCAGATGATTTTAAAAAGAAAGCTGCAACTGTATTTGAAAGTGCTGTAAAATCAAAAGTTCGTGATGAAGTCACAAGACTTCAAGAAAACTATGACAACGAAATAGAAGAAGGTATTAAATCTAACAAATCTGAACTTACAGAAAAAGTAGATACATACATGAACTATGTTGTAGAAGAATGGATGAAAGAAAATGAATTAGCAGTAGAAAGAGGTCTGAAAGGAGAAATCGCTGAAGACTTTATTGCTGGTTTGAAACAGTTGTTTGAAGACCATTATGTTGACATTCCTGATGACAAATATGATGTACTACAAGCACAATCAGACAAAATTGCTGAGTTAGAAGAAAAAGTCAATAAGACTTTAGATGAATCAATAGAATTTAAAAAGTCTAATGATGACTTAACTCGTAATAAAGTTATATCAGAAATGGTTTCTGATTTAGCTGACACAGAAATTGAAAAGTTCAAAGGTCTTACTGAAGATGTTGACTTCGGAAACGAAGAAGACTTTAAAGGTAAACTTGAAACTTTAAAAGAAAGTTATTTCCCTAAAACAATTAAGGAAACAACCGAAAATATAGATAATGTAGAAACTGGCCCTGCACAGGACATTGATGTCACAGATTCGATGGCTGCTTATTCAAAAGCAATCGGAACTGCCGTCAAGGGTGCAAGTAAGTAAATATATAAATAGTAGAAAATAAAAGGAGAAAACACAAATGTTTCAAACAGAAAATCTACAAGAGAAGTGGTCGCCAGTCCTTGCACATCCTGATTTACCAAAAATCGAGGATTCGTATAAAAGGGCAGTAACTACTGTAATTCTTGAAAACCAAGAAAAAGCTATCAAAGAAGATAGAAGTTTCTTAAAAGAAGCAGCTCCAACAAACAGCACAGGTGCTGATGTTGAGAACTGGGACCCAATATTAATATCTTTAGTTAGACGCTCTATGCCTAACTTAATTGCATATGATATCTGTGGTGTACAACCAATGACAGGACCAACAGGGTTAATCTTTGCTATGAGAGCAAGATTTGCTTCTATGGACGGTGCAGAAGCGTTAGGAGATGAAGCTGATTCTGGTTTCTCTAATGATGATGCTGCTGGTGACTTAGGTGTTGGAGACCAAACTGGTACTAACCCATCTGCATTAAACGACAGCCCATCAGCTGGTCAATATACATCACCAACAGGTATGTCATTGGCTCAAGGTGAAGCTTTAGGAGATGCATCAGGTAATGCTTTCGCTGAAATGGCATTCAGTATAGAAAAAACAACAGTTACCGCTGTTACTCGTGCTTTAAAAGCTGAGTACACAATGGAACTTGCGCAAGACTTAAAAGCAATTCATGGTCTAGATGCAGAAACAGAACTAGCAAATATTTTGTCTGGTGAAATTCTTGCTGAGATTAACCGTGAAGTAGTTAGAAGCATTTATGTTTCAGCTGTTAAAGGTGCTCAAGTAAACACAACAACTGCTGGAATCTTTGATTTAGACACAGATTCAAATGGTCGTTGGTCTGTTGAGAAATTTAAAGGTTTAATGTTCGCTCTGGAAAGAGATGCTAACGCTGTCGGACAACAAACTCGTAGAGGAAAAGGTAACATAATCATATGTTCTTCTGATGTAGCGTCTGCGTTACAAATGGCTGGAGTATTAGATTACACACCTGCTCTAAACAACAACTTAAATGTTGATGACACATCTGCTACATTCGCTGGTGTTATGAACGGTAGATTCAAAGTATATGTTGACCCATATGCTGCTAACGTCGCTGCTGCTCAATACTACGTTGTAGGCTATAAAGGTACTTCACCTTACGATGCTGGTGTCTTCTATTGCCCATATGTACCACTACAAATGGTTCGTGCGGTAGGCGAAAACACTTTCCAACCAAAAATTGGATTTAAAACTCGTTACGGTATTGCTTCTAACCCATTCCACACAGGAGTGATTAGTGCAGGTACAGCAGAATCAACTGCGATTACTGCTAATACTAACAAGTACTACAGACGTGTTAAAGTAACAAACTTAATGTAAGATTGTTATTTCAACAAATGAATTGGGGGTCTTCGGGCCCCCTTTTTATTTCCCTGCCATAAAATAATCTAGACAAACCCTTGACAAACCATGTTTACACCTAGTATAGTAGCGACATGATGTTATATTTTATAAGGAATTATTAGTATATTAACAAATTCTAATCTAGACAAATAATAGACAAAAGTTAATTACTAGGTTTTTTTTCTTTATAAATATAATCAGATATGTGTTGGAATAGACATCCCTCACTTTCATTCCAAATTGAAAGTGTTCCTTATGTCACATGACTAACGCATGGATTAAGTCATTCACAAGGCTGTGGGTGACATAACTATTTCGTGGGAGGAAATACGAAATGGGACAAATATTACTTAATTTACGCTACTTACTAGCTCCGATTCTTATTATCGTTGCTGGTGCTGGTGTATTAGTAGGTGGTATCATGGCATGGTTAGGAGTAGTTTTACTATTCGTAGGATTGTTAGTAGATATCGCTACTAAATTTGAAACAACAGGTGTTGGGTATGATGACAATGGCGAATCACTAGGTTGGCCTACTTTTCAAAACCTAACAATGTATTTCATGTTACCAATCTTTGTATTGTTTCAACTAGTTATGGCATGGAGAGTTTATTCTTTTATGTCACTAGGTGGAGCTGAAGGTGCAGTAATCATGGAAATCATTCCTGGCCTACTTGCAATGCATGAAGGTATAACAGGTCTTAACTTAATAGGTGCAACATTATCATCAGGTATCTTTATTGGTATCGGAATCATCTATGGTCACGAACTAAGTCACACAAAAGGATTTGGATTCGTAATCTCTAGATTAATGATGGCTCTATCAGGTTCAGCACACTTCTGTTATGCTCATGTATATAATCATCATCTAGAACTTGCTAGTGAAGATGACCCTGCTACTGCTCCAAGAGGGCGTACAATTTATGGTCATTATCCACTATCATATCTAGGTCAATCTAAATTCTTATACAACATGGAAAAAGAAAGACTATCAAGAATGGGTGTAAACTTTATTTCTTGGCAGAACCGTTGGATTCGTGGATACTTAATGGCTGTACCAACAGTAACATTATTTTTCATGGCAGGCGGATGGATAGGTATGGCTGTACTAGCAACAGTTTGGGGTATCTCAAACTTTGAACTAGAAGCACTTAACTATCTAGAGCATTATGGTCTTGTTCGTGTTAAAGACCAACCAATCGACTACAGACATAACTGGGATAACTCAACATGTTTCACAGCGTGGTTCTTTATTGAAATCGGCAGACAAGCTGACCATCATGACAGAGGTGAAACACATTTCTGGGAACTAGAAAATGTCGGTTGTCCAAATACTGGCTGGGGCTACTTTGTGGTATTCTTTATCGCATTAGTACCACCAATATGGCATTGGTACATGAGAAAAAGATTAGCTGCATGGGATGAACACTTTGCAACAGATGAAGAAAAAGCAATAGCTGCAAGAATCAACAAAGAAGTTGGTTACGAAGGCACACCATTCTCTGGTGATGTTCTTCAAGATGCAGGTAATGTAGACTTAGGTCTTCGTTCAGCTAAGAAGTAGTTAACTCTAAATACTTATAGAATTGGGGTGTGATGAACACCCCTTTTCTTTTTTGGTCTTATAAATAATAGTATGACAACAGAAACATCACCACTCAATAGACAACCAACTGCACTAGACTATTCAAGTCCTACACAGTTTCGTTTTCTAATTAATCAATTACCTAAAGTACAATACTTCACTACTGAAGCAAATATACCTGGTATTACATTAGGTGAAGGCACATATAATACACCTCTTAAAGACTTACCACTATTAGGTGATAAATTAACTTATGATGATTTAACAATATCATTTATTGTTGATGAAAATTTAGAAAACTATATTGAGATGCATACTTGGTTAACAAGTATTGGATTTCCAAAAGACAGAAAACAATTTTCTGATTTTAGAAGTACAACATCAAATGTTGCAACGGCAACAAGAGGTGAAAGTAAAGATATAGGTGATGTAAGAGCAACAACACCAGAACTAGCTATGACTAGTGATGCTGTAATGACCATATTAACAAATAAAAATAATCCTGTAGTAGAATGTCGTTTTAAAGATGTATTTCCTACTAGTTTAAGTGGGTTATCTTATTCTCAAAATCAAACTGATGTTGAATATTTAACAGCAGAAGTGAATTTTAAATATCAAATATATGAAATAGTAACACTATAAATAGTTATAGATTTATTATTGTGGAGTGAACATGACCTTAGATGAATTAAAAATTCAAGTTGCAAATGACTTGAAAGTAAATGATGAAAGACTTGATACCGAATCTTTAAAAAACCAAGAACTATATGCAAAGTACTTAGAAATAAAAAGTAACTTTGAGTTATTGATGTATAAAGCAAAAGGTGATTACAAAATACTTTATCGTGACAAGTGGGAATACTATGGCGGTAAA